TATTGGTCGTGCAAGGCGTGGTGATATGTCAAAAGATAAAGCAAAGCCGAATAACCCTAAGTTGTGGGCTGCAAAAATAAGAGCAGCCAAACAAAAATTTGACGTTTACCCGTCAGCGTACGCAAATGCGTGGGCGTCCAAAGAATATAAAAAATCTGGCGGCACTTGGTCAGGGTCTGATAATAGGGTAAAGAAAAGCTGATGGCGGGTTTAGGAAAATGGTTCGGCGAGAAATGGGTTGACGTAAAGACCGGTCAGCCTTGCGGTAGGGCTAAAGCTCAAAAGTCTTCCAGACCTTATCCTGCGTGTCGCCCAAAGGCAGCAGCTAGTAAGATGACAAAGAGCGAGAAAACTGCTATAGCTAGTCGGAAGACAAGTTCTAAACGGCAAAGCTGGCCAGTTTCGCCTTCGGGCAAAAGGAAAACAACATGACACAGCGTTGGTTAAGACATGTTAATGATGGGTTTATCTACGGCTGGGATCACTACCTAGCCCAAAACCCGCTTGTGGAGGAAGTTACTGAGGAGCAGGCGTTTCCAGAACGGTTCCTAAAACCCGCACAGGTTAAACGCGCTAAGGTCGTTAGGGCTAAGAGTAAATCTACGTTGGACCTAACCACAGAAAGCGTGGTATATGCTGCACCAGCTACTACTGATCCAGAACTGGCTGCTGATGCTTCACGGGGGTTACCTGAATGACGCCGCAAGATGTAATTGATGACGTACGCCAGTTAGTGCAAGATACTAATTCTGCGTCCTATAGGTATACTGACGCTGAGCTGTTAGGCTTTGTTAATCAAACGGTAAAACGTGTGATTATTCTTCGACCCGATTTGTTTTCGACAATCACGACGATAACCACTACAGCAAATACTGTTATTCAAGCTATGCCATCTGATTCTTTGCGGCTTGTAGAACTGTACTCTGTGCAGAATGGTAACGTCCTAACCGAAGTTAATCGTGAATCCCTAGACCAAAGTTATCCTGCGTGGGTCAGTGATCCTGCGGGTACACCCTACAACTATATGCGGCATATCAGGAACCCTAATAGGTATTTCCTATACCCAAGGCCTGTCGCCGGTATTGTTATAACCGGTGAGTACGTACAGATACCTGCAGATTACGCTATTGACGCTAGTATTGCGTCACTGCCTGACGCTTATTTACCTACTCTAGTAGACGGAACCGTATTCTTAGCGGAGTCTATAGATGATGAACATGCAAATTCTGGGCGTGCTAAGTTGTTCCTAGATTCATTTACTGCCGCCCTTGGTGCAGGTTTGTCTAGTCGTGAGTTGACCGACACAGAAACTGGCGGATTAGATAGAAGGCTAGTAGTATAATGGCATCACGTTCCTACACCTCGCTTGCCGCTAGAATAAACCCTAGTGTTCCCGGTTGCTCCCTACCTATGCTGGAGCAATACATTCGTGACGCTGCCGTTATTACTTGCGAGCGTACTCTAGCGTGGCGTTACGAGCAGCCTGTATTTAACCTTACAGCTGGTGTTTACCAGTATGGATATAATAAACCCGTAGATACCACAGTTCAAACTGTTATGTATGCCTCTCTTAATGACGCTCCGTTACCAGCAGTAACCCTAGAAGAGGCTACTCGTAGGTATCCTAACTGGGTTAGGGCTTCTACGACTGATTCCGATATAGCCCTATATGGCTCACAACCTATGATATTTACGCAGCTAAACCCTAATAACTTTATTGTTTTACCTACTCCTGATGCTGCTGCGACATACACAGTTCGTATGATATACGCCCTAAAACCTACTCGTGACTCAGAAGGCATGGATGAAACCATCATGGATGAATTAGAGCCAGCTATCGTGCATAAGACGCTACAAGAGCTATTAGTTCTTCCCGGTGTAGCTTGGTCCGATAGAGAGTTAGCGTCTTACCACGCAAAACAATTTATAACTAGAGTTTCTGAATACAGGGCAAACGCTAACCTCGGCAATATGCGTGCATCAGTGTCTGTAGCACAGCAGCCGTTTGCTTAGGAGAGTACCATGGACGCAAGATTATCAACCCCACGTATTGAACTGGTTAGTAGCGACACTGGCCCACAGCTTCAGTTTACTGTGACTGACCAGCTAACAGGTGTAGCTGTTGACTTAACAAATGCTGTTGTAACTATGCACTTTCGGGCTGTAGGTAGCACTGCAAACTTGTTTAGTCGTACCTGCGCTGTGACTGCGCCAGCTACTAACGGTATTGCAGTGCTAGCTTGGCAAAGTACAGACCTTGATCGAGCCGCTGGGGATTACGAGGGTGAGCTAGAAGTTGTGTCCGCCGACAATACTAGACAAACTGTATATGATACAATTCAGTTTAGATTGCGAGAGGACTTTGCGTGAGGATAAAGGCTACTACGCAAAAGTTACGAGCTAGAGTAACTACCGGTGCGTATAGCCTTGCTACACGGGCTACAACTTTTGCGTTGGACGCCCAAGCTCATGCCTATAAACTAAAGATAGCCGTAGGTAAGTTTCTATCCCTACTATTTTTTGAAGATACTATATCAATACAATCTCTTACGTCTTTGTTCTTCACTAAAGCAGGGATAACTGACTCAGTTACTGCAGAAGACACTACCGTAGTTGTACCTACAAAAAACATAACAGACACTGGCACTTTTAGTGATGTATACCAACAGGTACAATCTAAAGGTTTTATAGACAGGTTTAGTATTGAAGACGGCGGATTGTATTTTCTACAAGATTATACATCTGAAGATTACACTGTGCCACTACAACCAGTATTTACATTTGGTAAAAATGTAACTGAGACAGCTAACTTTACAGACGTGTTAGGCGTGTTTACCGTAGGTAAAGGACTTACTGAGGCTCCTGCGCTAACCGATGCGTTTACCTACATAAAAGGAAAAGCGTTCGTAGATACCTATACTGCAGCTGATGTTTACACGTCAGAGGTAGGCAAACCTGTTGCTGATGGGATAACAGTTGCCGAAAGTTTTATTTCGTCGTATAGTAAGGTCGTAGCGGACAGCGCTTCTTGGACTGATTTATCTTCTATGGTCATCAGTCCAGCTGTGCAGGATGCTTTAGGATTATCAGATGCGGGTAGCTTGAGGTCGCAGGGCTACTGTAACTTTGACTATTTTGCGGCGGACTATGTTGGAATTTCGAGAACCTTCTAAGGGGTGTAGCAATGAACTCAAAAGAAAATTTAGGGCTATCCGGTAAGCTCACGCTTATCCTCACAGATAGTAATGGTGTTATTAAAGAAGAACGCCACCTTACAAACTTAATCGTAAATACTGGTTTAGGCCATATTACTAGCCGTATGACAGCGGCATCTGCTGGCGTTATGTCCCACATGGCATTAGGCAGTGGCTCAACTGCCGCCGCCGCTGGTAATACAGCATTAGGTAGCCAACTAGGTAGCCGCGTAGCTTTGGACAGTGCGACTCGAACAGGGTCTAACGACGAGAGTATTGCGTATGTGACTACTTTTGGTGCGGGCGCTGGTACAGGTGCAGTTACTGAAGCGGGCATCTTTAACGCTGCCTCTTCCGGTACTATGCTATGTCGAACTGTGTTTGCTGTAGTCAACAAAGGTTCAGGTGACACGCTTCAAGTTACGTGGACAGTTACTCTAGCAGCTTCGTGAGGTAACTAATGGCAACTATTGTAACCCGATCCGGTAAAGGATCACCGCTTACAAACGCAGAGGTAGACGCTAACTTTACCAACCTTAATAGCGACAAGGTTGAAACGTCTACTATCTCTACGTTTGGGGCAACGCTTATTGACGATGCAAATGCTGCAGCGGGTAGAAGCACACTTGGTCTAGGTACAATAGCTGTTCAGGCTGCTAACAATGTAGACATAGACGGCGGTTCTATTACCGGCATTACAGACCTAGCTGTAGCTGACGGCGGTACAGGCGCATCGAACGCAGCTGGCGCACAAGCAAACTTACAAGTAGACCCTGCTGGTACAGCGGTGGCTTTAGCAATCGCATTGGGGTGATAAAACATGGCAAATACATTTAAAGTAAAAACTTTTGCTGGGGGCAGCACAAACGCTAACACAGCTATGACTGTGTATACCTGCCCTTCTAGTACGCAGACAACGATCATTGGGCTTACCATTGCTAACATTATCGCTACGCAAGTTACCGTTAGTGTGCAGTTAGAAAACAACGATGGCAACAATGTGTACTTGATTAAAGACGCACCCGTCCCATCGGGCGGCGCGTTTGTCCCAGTTGGGGGCGACATGAAAGTTGTTATGGAAGCGGCTGATGTCCTAAAAGTAACGTCAGATACGGCAAACTCTGTCGATAGTACGTTGAGTATTCTGGAGATTTCATAATGCCATATCAGGGTAATACACCTATAGAATCCTATACACCTACAGTAAAAGATTCGTTCAGCGGTAACGGGTCTACTACTGCATTTACGCTGTCACAACCAACAGTAACAAACGATGTTCGGGTTGTAGTAGAGAACGTAGTGCAAGACCCTACTGTTGCATATACTGTACTGGGTACGACCCTTACGTTTACTTCGGCTCCTGTCTCAGGAACCAACAACATATATGTGGTTCATTTAGGCCCTGCTGTTGCGACAACGCAACCTCCCTCGGACATTGCAAATGCTACTACGTTTGCGTCTAACTTATCTGTGCAAGGTTTATTTAACTCAGTGGGCATTGATGACAATGCAGATGCTACAGCTATTACGATTGATAGTTCCGAAGTCGTACTTATCGGCAAGACATCTAACACCTTCTCTCAACAGGGAGTGGCACTACGTGCTAACAACGACAGCCAGATTACACGGGATGCAGGCATAGCACTCAGTTTGAACCGAACGACAAACGATGGCGATATTTTGGGTCTGTACAAAGCTGGTACTGCGGTGGGGAGTATTGGGGCGCACTCAAGTGGGACATACCTTGGTACAGCAGACACTGGAATATATTTCAATAGTGGAAATGACAGTATTGACCCATATAACCCCAGTATTCCAATTAATAGAGATAATGCTATTTCATTAGGGGCAGCGTCAAGACGCTTCAAAGACCT